ATCGACAGTGACGTTGACCGGAACCGACGTCCCGATCGCCTTGCTGCCAACCTCGGCGTTCCCGTTCGCCCCGCCGTTCGCCTTCATCTGGAGCGCCATGTCGCGTTCCAGGGCGACCCAGCCCCCCTGCCCGCCGGTCTGTGCGATTCCCACCGTGGCCTGCACCTGCGGCGAGGTTCCGGGAGTGATGGCCGAAGCATCGTCGAACCAGGTCGTGGAGGCGACCGGATTATCAGGATGCTTCTTGTTCTCGGTTGAGCCGGTCCCGCCGGACCCAGCAGCCCCGGGGCGGATCAAGTAGACCACGCCGCCCCCAGCCGTCCCGTGTCGGGCGTTTGCGTATAGACCCACGATCCCCGCACTCACCTGCGCCGCAGTCGCGGCGCGCAGGTGCGTCGAGAGGGTTTGAGTCGTACCGTTCGTGGTTGTTTCCCTCGTCACGTCGTAGTAGAACGGGATGGTAGTCTCTCCTTATGTGGCCTTAGAACGCCGCCAAGCGCCCGTCCGGGCTAATGCTATTTTGATTTGATTCCGACGCCGAGGTGACAAAAACGTGAATAATATCTTATCAGGCCAACAACTTGGCGATCTTCGCTGCGATGTCTGCTTCGAGCTTCTTGACCAGCGACACCTTCTCGTCGTAGTCCGCGACCACCGCCTCATGCTTGCGCACCTTATCTTCGACCACGATAAGCGTAGCTTCTAGCTCCGCCTTCCGCGCTTCGTACTGCTGAGCTAGATTATAGTCCAACTGCGCGTAGTGCGCCGACAAGGCCTGCTCCTTCTGCGCCGCGTCGCGCACCGTCTGCTGGTACTGCTCCGCTGCGGCTCTGACGCCCGCCTCGGACGCGGCGATGTCGCCCTGAAGCTGCTCCCAGCGCGCCGTCGCCTCCGCGATCCGTTTGTGATTCGCGGAGATCTCGGCTTGAATCCCCTCGCGGTCCACCGCCAGGCCGTAGAGCTTCTGCAGCTCGTCGCTGCGCTCGACTTCTTTCTTGAGGGACTCTCTGAGATCCATCATGCACCCCTTCGCCGGAAGACGATGACGACAGTAGCGCTGGAGTCGCCCGCGCCTGAGAAATTGGGTCGAATCTGGACGGGGCACTCCAAGCCCTGCTTCCACTTGTTGCCGTCCGCGAACGCGTACGTCATGGGGTTGCCGTAGCCGCGCGAATCGTTCAGGATGCCGATATTCTTCGCGACCGGCGCCGTGGGGAACGTCTCGCTGCTTCCCTCGATAGAGAGCGCGGCGAGGGTTGTGCCTGAGTTGATGACCAGCTGGACCGAGTAGTCCGTGCCATCAGGCACCGCTATCCAGTCCCCCGTGTCAGTCGTCAGCAGCCCGGTCCATTGGATGACCCGCAAGGTGTCAGGGTTGTGCCCCCGAGCCTGTTGGTTGGTATGGTTACGTACGGCCATGGAGAAGCTCCCTTATCTTGGCCGCAACGTCGGCCTGTAGTTTGTCGGTCTGTGCCTGCAGCTCCGCACGGGCTACCGCCCGCGCAGCCAGCTCAGCGACGTATTCGTCCTTGCTCCCGGGGTCGAGATCGACCGCGCGAACAAGGTCCGCATCGGTCCACGAGTCGAACAAGTCCATCGAGTCTGCGCGGAAGGTAGCCATGTGTGCGGGTTCTACTCCATGCCAAGGTAATCGATGTAGCCCGTGATCCGCCTGTTGGCGATCAACGTGGCGACACCAACGGTCCCGATGACGGTCACCGGACCGGCAAGCACTTCCCCGACGATAGGCGCGGCGTTCGTCCCGCCTGACCCACCGAACTTGTACGGCCCGCCGCCGCCAGCCGCCGTACCGACGGTCGCAGCCGTCAGGAGCGGGGCGTTGGTCGGGCTGTACTTGGATGCAGATCCCGCGATGCCGACGTTGAACGTCGCGGTGGCGGTGTTCGCTTCCCAATACATCTCGCCCCCCATGATACGAGCGCCGGGCGGCAACTTGCAGAGGTTGATTGTGTCAGCGGCAGCCGGAGTGGCCGTCGCGTTCTCCCACGCGAAATACGCCCGACGCACGCGACCGTGCTCGTCCGACTTGATATGCTGGACGGGCACCGCGTTCAACTTCGCCATCTGGACTGAATCGAAAGAAGCCATCTTGAAACTCCTTCACCGTGCAGGCCCGAGTAGCAGGATCAAACTGCTCACCCAGCGTAACGGCAGCAAAGGGTTGGGGGAAATGTCGAAGGGTTAGATTTGGTGGCAGTTTGTTTATCGGGGACCCGCCAACCCCGCTGTACGTCTCGGCTTGCGCCGGAGCCCGGCTCGCGTGTCGCGAGCTGCTTACAGCAGCCCTGCGATTTGCACGACTTTCGACTCCTCCATGCGGACCCCGCCGATACCCATGCAGGCGTACACGTACCAGGAGAACCGCTTGTCAGGGCGCTGGGCCACTTCGGTCTGGATGTCCTTGGCGACGCCGAGCTTCACGCCGCTTTTCGCCCAGACCGGGTAGAGCCAGTCAGTCGTGTTCTGCGGCAGACGCTCCGTGCGACGGATCGAGTACCCGAGCAGCGAGTCGACGTCTCCGCCTACGAGGGCCTTGACGCCGTTGAAGTCCTGCGAGGTGACCTGCGTGGTGTTCAGGAGATCCGCCTCACCCTTCGAGGAGACCGCCATGTAGAGCGACTCGACATCCATATCGACGTTCCCCTTCTTCAGGATGCGCCGGGAGTCGATCATCTTCGGCACCGTGAGACCGACCGCCGTGCCGCCGAAGTTCGACGCGACCTTCTGCGCAGCCGGAAAGATGACGCTGGTCGCGCCCGCCTTGCCGGTGAACGCCGTACCGTAGAAGACGCCGAAGTTGACGCCGCCATCGGTCGGGTAGGTGATGGTACCCTCGCCCGAGGTGCCCGCGCCCATCAGCACGTCATCGACCGCGCGCCCTAGGGCGTTGACGGCGCTGGTGGTGTAGGGCGAGGTGGGATCGATCAGCATCCGCACCTTGTCGAAGTTGTCGATCATGTCACCCCAGTCGAAAAAGCGCAGGGTGATCCGGCGCCTATCGTGCGGGGTACTGATGAGCGGGCTATCACCGTGCCGCGTAGTCACCTCTTGCGCGGCGACGGTCCCGATCTGCTCGAAGAACTGCTCCTCACCGTTCATCGTCTCTTCGGTGACGGCGGAACGGAGCTTGCTACCCTTCTGCTGCGTAAGCAACGCCACAGTGGCGTTGAACTGCTTGACGAATGCTGTGTCGACTTGGAACGACATGAAATTCCCTCCTGGGAAGTTGGATTTTCACTGCGGTCGGAGGGTTGCCCTTGCGGACCCTGCCTAGCCTGTCGCGGCTAGCGTGTTCAGGTCTTGTCGTTGTTCACGGGACATGAACCAAGGTGAAACGCGAACGGTGTTACTCGGCCCAGCGGCCTTCATCGCCATACTTTCTATGCGCGAATTGGCGCCTCTCGGCGCGTTCGAGCGCAGCATGGCGGAGCGTCTGACCCGATGAGTCGTCTTGCTTCTGTCTCCAATGGCCTTCGGCATCCGCGTAGCGGTCGCCGGGAGCCGTAGTGGTGCGGACCGTCCGAGACAACTCGACCACGGATCCCATCCGCGAGTCGTAGATGTAGCGACGGATCATCAGTAGCCAACACCCCGCGTCGCAAGCGTTCGCGGCGGCTTCGGCTTCTTCGGCTTCGGTGTCTTCTTCACCTGCGCCACAAGGGGGGAATATCAGACGGCCGCTGGTACTCCTGTTTCACGGACTTGATGAACTTCATCTGCACCTCGATGCATTCGCTGGCGTAGAGGGTGTTCGACGCCTCGACGACCGCCTTGTGCGCCTCGATGCAGTCTTCCTTCGCCCCGAAGATCTCGGAGAACCCGCCTTGCGGCGAAGCAATCCAGAGCAGGACGAAGAACGCGATGTCCAATTACAGCCTGTTGATGCGAACCTGGAAGTTCCGGTTAGTCACGTCGAACATGTTCGTGTCGCGCGCCGTGGTAAACGTCACCACGACGTTGACGATCGTGTCCGACAGGTCGCCCTTGAGATTGTCATCGGTGGCGGGGACCAGTGTGGCGGTGGTCGCCGCGACGGCGCTGCACCGCATCTTCTTGTTGTATTCCATGAGTCGGCCTCCTTAGCCGCTGTGAGCGATGGGGTACAGATCGTTGATGCGCTTGATCGTGGCCTTATCGCCTGCCGCCCATTCCTTCGACGCCATGAGGCGGTCGATCTCAGCCTTGGCTTCAGCCGACTTCATCCCGAGGCCCTCGCCCTTGATGAGGTTGGTCTCGACCATCGGGGCGCCCATCTTCAGGCAGAACTTCAAGAAGCGCGGATCGTTGCCCAGGTTGGTCTCGTCGAGGTACGCCTTGAACTCCTCGCCGCCGAACTCGTGGACGCAGCGGTTGACCAGGGCCAGGTTCCGGTCGGTCATACCGCCCCACTCCTTCTGGATCTCGTCAAACGCAACCTCGGTATCCCGAGCCTGCGCCCGCTTCATGATCTGGAGCCCCTCGGCCGACATCGCAAGGTAGTCGTTCATCAACCCCTCAGCCTGTGACCGCGTCAGCCCCCGCTCGTGCGCCTTCTTGAACATCAGCGACTCGCCGATCTTACTCCACGGCATGCCCTCAGGCACCTTCAACTCGATCTTGTAGTCTTCCGGCTTCTCCGGCCGGCCGAGCGCACTGTAGAACTTGTCCCACTCCTCCTTCGGTGCGCCCTCTTTCGGAGGCGTCACACCGCGAGGCATCTTCTCCAGGTTCACGTACGCCTTCGCGACGTGACCTAGCAGTTCCTTGTCGTTTGCGCCCTTGAACTTGTCGAGCGACTGACTTGCCTTGATGTCCGGGTCGTCGAATGACTCACGCCACGCGGCGGTAATCGGCTTGCCCTGATCGGTGCCCTTCGGTTCTCCCGCGTCTCCTGCCGGGGCCGCTGGTGCCTTGTCGTCTGCCATTAGTCGTTGCTCTCCTCGTTCGTGGTGGTTGTCTTCTCGTCGCGTTCCATATAGTTGAGGATCATCAGGTAGACGTCTCGCTGCCCCTCGTGAAATGCGGTCGCATTGGAGTCTGGCACGAAACTGCGTCGATTCCCAAACCGCTTCTTCAGATCGTCAAGAACCGCAGCGCCGGGGCCGCTGATGAAGCAGCGGCGGTACTCCTCAGCCAGCTTCTCGATGGGCGTCAGCAGCACTTCACCCGTGACGCCGTGTTGCTCCGTCAGACCAAGCTGACTCCGGTCGGCGCGTTTTCTCATTTACCCGGCCTGAAGGATGTTGGACGCCTGCGGGAGCGTGCCTTCCGTCCGGCCGGACAGCGCCTTCACTAGCGGGGCGACACCTTGCGCGGACTTAGCCATCGACTCCGCCTTCTCTTGCGCGGCCTTCTGCTGCGCCTGCGCCGCGCGCTCGTCGCGCATCTTCTTCACGTCCTCCATCGGGCGCATCATCCTAGCAGGCGTCCCGACGCTCGATCCGTGCTCGCGCGCGACGAAGTCCAGATCGACGTTGTCGAGCACTTCGGGCTGGATCTCGGTCACCGGCAGGATGATCTGGAAGTACCGCTGCATCGCCGTAGACTCCGCGAGTCGCTGCGCCTTGGCGAGTGGCCCCTCGTACTCCACGTCCATCGCGACGTTGTTCTTTGTGCACCACTCCTGGATGCGCCGGTACGGGCTGTTCTTCTCAGAAGCGCGGAGGCGAATCCAAAACACGCGGTTCGTGCAGGGGTTCAACCATTCGACGTTCATGCGGCCAAGCGTCGGACCCAGCACACGCTGCATTAGCTCGAAACGGACCTGAGTCTCGTAGGCGGTCATCTGTGGCCCGCCCTGCGCCATCTGTAGCTGGTCGGAGTAGAACATCCGGCGAATTGACTCCCGGACCTTCTCCTCTTCCATGTCCGCGATGTTCAGATTGCCGCCCAAATCGGTCAGCGCCTTGATGGCGTCCATGTCGCGGACGTACGTAATGCCCGCCGACCGGAACTGCACCGTGCCGATCACCCCTTCGTCGCGGACCATCATCGGGGGGTCGACGACCTTCGCCCACGCCTTCAGCTTCAGCTCAACGGCCTTGTTCAGCGTCTTGATATCGGGGAGCGCGATGACCCCCGGCCCACGGCCGTACACTTCGCCGGACGTTTTCGTCCAGCGGGGCACCATAATCGCCTGCTCGTGGTAACCCGTCTCTGCGACCGTGCACCGTCCCTGCACGTCCACCGTGACGTGCGCGATGGGATACTTTGTCGAGGGCATCGCGCGCCCGAGGTTAAGCGCCGCGTCCGAGCGCGGGTACACACACTGCAAGAAATCGAACTTCTCGCTTGAGTTCTGCTTCAGTGCCGCCTTGACTTGGGCGCCGACCCGGTCTTTGAACTGCGTCGCCGCAGCGCGGGCCGACAACGAAAATTTGCGGTAGAACGTGTCGACGTAGCCCTCGTCATCCTCGTCGATGGCGAAGCTGCCGGGCGGGAACGCCGTGAAGCGCAGCGCGCCCGGGCCCGTGGTGCGGTCTGGCGTCTTCTCCTCAACCGCGATGGCCGACGTCCCGAAGCAGGGGGTATCGAGGTAGATCTCGTGTGTTTCAGACGAGAAATTCGATGCATTGTATGCGTCGTACATATCGGCGCCGCACCAGTCGAGGTCTGCCGCCAGTTGGCTGTCTCGCCCGACTTCCACGCCTTTGATGCGGAGCGCGAACCAGCGGAAGGCGCTCGACGTCAGTGAACCCTGCATCGAGGCCGCGAGCAGCTCATTCGCGTGCGCGGCGGTCGAGTCGAACATCCGGTCCGTCTGCTGCTGGGCGGAGCTACGCTTGAAGGAGATATTCCCTTTGCGCGGCTGAATGAAGTCGGCAAGCTCCTGCCAGAGCGGGAGCCAGAGACGTTGCTCCTGCTCAAGGTCGCCCCACCGCTGGAGCGCCGACTCCGCCGTCTTGTCGACGGACGAAAGGATCGCAGCCACGTGGGCGTTACGCGCCGAGCGTAGGCTTCAGAGTCGGTGCGTTGGTCGGGGCTGCGCCGAGCGCGGCCTTCGAGGTGCCGAAGCTCCCCTCGGACTGGGCCGCGAGTGACCGTCGCTTCGCGTTGGTCGCAGCGGCTCCGGCTGCGGCCTTCGCCTCTTCGTTGGCGTCGGGATTCTCGGGCGGCTTCGGAACAGCAGATGGAGCGGGCGGCTTAGACTTGCCCATCGGAGGAGGTGTCCTTTCGGTTGATGTACCACTGAAAATCGTCGGTCCTGGCGTATGGCCCGTAGCCGCACCGCTTGGCCCAAGACTCCAGAGCATCGAAGCGTTTGTCACTCGTGCGGATCTTGATAACGGCGTCGAGACCGCGCGCGTGAACCGCGCGCGTCGCGTCGCGGGACATCTGCATCATCGTATGGAACTTCCTTTTCGCGGTCGGCCGTACGATCAGGTGATCGACCGCGCAGAACCCGTCCTGAATCCAGCCCTCGATGAGCCCGGCGACAAACCAGCCTTCATGGTGGACCCAGACAAAGGGCTCCGGGAGACCCACTTCAGCGTGGATATGTTCGAGGTGCATGAGGCGGATCTCGTAGTTCATCATCAGAATGCACCATCGCCCACGCCACCAGGACCAGCGCCGCCGCCGCCGCCGTCACCGGAGGGACCGCCACCGCTGCCCGTTCCGCCACCCCCGTCGCCGCTGCCCGTTCCGCCACCCCCGTCGCCTCCGCCGCCGTCACCACCACCACCACCGCCGGGATCGAACGCCGACAATTCCGCGACCGTGACCGCGATGATCGACGCGGTCGGCAGGACCGTCACGAGGGCGTCTTGCGCGTCTGGGTCTTCACCTAATGGGTCGACCGAGTCATTCTTCGGCAGGTTCGCGTGGTTCAGCTGGCGGAGACCAACCATCGAACCAGCGAGGGGTGACTTCAGGTAGCCGCCGTTGCGTCCCCGAGGGTTGCCCATCGACGCGATCGTCGCCAGCGCGTCACGCGGTGAGAGCGTGTCGATAGCGCCGCCGAGTCGGCTAGTCGCCAAAGACCGACCACCTCGTGTGCGAGTGTTGCGGCCTACCGGCCGGGCTATGTGGCTCGTCGAAGACGCTCCAGTGCGTGTCGCCTTGCGTGGGGCGCTGCGACTCGCGCGTCGCGAACAGCCCGCTCGCGCTGCTGTAGAGGACCGCGCGATAGCGCGTCATGTCCGCGTAGTGCGACGTCCAGTCATGGTGTGGCTGGAGCCGGAACGTCTGCGTCTTCTCGTCGAACTCGCGCCGGTAGCCAGTCATCGCGTCGATCCACGTCGCCATCTTTCCGTACTTCCGGTTGGCGACGTCCTCGTCGACCCAGAGGTGCGGCAGCATGCGGCGCACGGCGTTGATGCCGTCCGGGAGCGAGATCTTCGGGACCACCTCGAAGTGAAGCCCCATCCGCGCGGCGGACTGAAGTCGCGTGTTGCCGGAGCCCCACTCCTGCACCTTCAAGTCGTGGGGACCGTAGTGGCGCCCATAGGTGTAGGGCTTTGACTGCATCAAGCGCCAGTAGTGCTCGAGCCCGGCGCCGCCGCCGACTTCGATGTCGATGAGCGTGATGATCTTGCGCCCGCGCACGCGGTCCGTGACGTTCTGAAAGAATCCGATGACCGTCTCGTCGTCCACGCCTAAGTCCCAGGCGGTGTCGACGAGTACGTCGCGGTCAAGCGGAACAGCGGTGATCCGGCCCTCTTTCCGCATTCGCTCGATCAGGTCGCCGTAGTAGGAGCCCTGCATGGCGCCCTCGAAGGAGCAGAAGAACTCCTGCTGCACCAGCTCTTCCATCAGCCCGCCGTCGCGCTCCTGCTGGACGGCCTCGTCGGTAATCACGGGACTGCCGTCTTCATCGGGCGAATCGCGCCGGGTATCGCGGATCGTCTTCAAGCTCGTGAACCACTCGGGCGACTTGCGGGCGTGAGCCCACAACTCCGCCGCCCAGTTCCGACCGCGCGGGGTGAACACGAAGACGGCCCAGCCGCCGTTCTCCGCCAGGATCGGGCGGACCAGGTCCCACGACGATGGCGGGATGAGGCTGTACTCGGAAAAGACAACGCCGACCGGGTTCGTGCCGACGATCGAATCGATGTTGTCGGCGCCGACCAATTGGAAGGTGCTGTGCCGCCCGTTAGGCAGCGCCAGCGTGATCCTCATTTCCGTCTCGTTCTTCGCGACGATCAGCTCCGTCGGGAAGTGATCGAGAAACGGCTGCCCCGAGGGCTGCCGCTGCGCGTCCCAGATGACCTTCTTTGCTTGGGCGTATGTTGGCAGGAAGTAGTAGTAGGTGCCGGCGCGTTCCAGCATGGCCTCGATCACCCAGTTCAGCGTGGTGTCGTCCTTCCCGGCGCGTCGATGCCAGACTAGCGCGGCGCGCTTCGCCCCGGCGCGCATCGCACGAATGAACTCCCACTGATACGAGCGCGGCTTGAAGTACCTCGGGATTTGGAGCGAGATCTCAGGTGACAGTGTGCTTCTCCGCGGGCGTAGCTAGAGGCGGTATTCGTGGGGTCCGTGCAGTGCGGGCAGGGATCCGGTCGGTCGTACTCTTCGTCCACGCGAACCTCCGAGCGGAGGCCTGAGCTACGGGGTTACAGGGTTGACGGGGTGTGCAGCACGACGTGACACGACGTGTCATCGCTTGGGGCGATTACAGCCGCAGCAATCTCGAACGTCCCGGGCGATCAGCGCCACCCCGAGACATATTCCAGCCACGAGGAGCAGGCCTAGCGTCTTCAAGGTGTCCATCGCGAACTCCGGATGCAAGAAGGTCATGGGACCAGCAACCATTTCCGGGGGTAGTCGAGAACGCCATGGGCCCAGCCCCCGTCCTTCTGGTTCAAGGCGCCGCAGTCCATGCACCGCAATCCGGGCAGGGCCTGGGACCCGTACGGCACGCTGAGCAGGATCTCCTGTCTAGGATGCTTGCACTCAGTGTAGCCGGCGTCCTTCAATGTGCGGAACGTCGGCTCCAGAATGTGCATCACTATGTGTCACGCCTTGTCAGGCTGCATGTTTCAGCGGTACGAGGAGCACCGACGGTTCGTCATCGTCGTCACCCCCAGGTCCGTCGAGCAGATACGCGGCGGTGGAGTCCGCGATGCTAGTGTAGAACTCCGCCTGTTCGTCAACCCACTCGTCAGCTGTCCATCCGGTACGCTCGGTCAAGTCAGTGACCTCAGTAGAGTGTGTGGAAGTGTGTAGTCTGTTAGTCCGTAACGGCGTAGCGAATCGCGACTTGTGTTGTGTGTGGTGAGCTGTATTGGCCCACCTTGCCTCCTTCGTTCTGTGGTAGAGTGCCTGGCTGTCAACCATGGAGATCATACGAGGCTAAGTGGTTAATGTATTTCGGATTTTTGGTACTATAGCCAAATAGGTCCCGAACTCAATGAGACAGTGCGTCAATTTTGGGGTATGCCCCCGACGGCCGGGCGAAAACGCTTGTATAACAATTACTTAGCATATGCCACAGTGCGCATCGCCGGGGCACATGGCACCCTCTGACGCGCCGTGACACCGCTGTGACACCGCTGACGCGCTGCTCAGAGTGACAAATAGTGTCACTATATGACGGTAAGTGACAACGAGTGACAGCGGTTAGCAGCAGGTGACAATGAGTGACAGCTAGTGACAGCGATTGACAGCAGGCGACAACGAATGACACACCTTGTAATCGCTAACGATTATAAGAGGTTAGCGTCGAAGCGGAGGTGTCTGCTTCGGGTCGAGCCGATGGCGCTTCGTTAACCACGATGGTAGCGGGTGCCGGAGGCTGGACCTTGTGGACATGCACCACCAGATCGCCGCCACCGGTCAGTGAAGCCTGCGCCTTAGACACTACGACGCCGAAACGATCGAGGAGTTCCGAAGCGGCTCTCGCTTGCAGGGCACCGTCGTCGTCCACAAACTCTTGGACCTCGCTCGTGTTCAGACCGACGTTGACCACTAGGCGCTGCGTCCGCTTGGCCTTGGTCAACTCAACCAGCTTAGTGATCGCCAGTCGCACCACGACGGCTTGCTCAGCCTCCGTGACCCCGGCCATCTCCAGCATCCGCTCCCGGAGCCCGAGCGGGCCACCGACAGCGTCAGGAGAGGCAAGCGCAGCTGCGGACCGGATCATAGCGGCCGGGGACTGCTTTCGAGCGATGAGAAGGCTCCTGCGCGCCACGGAGCCGAGACTTCAGCACCGAGCGAGGGATAGGATGGCGGCCTACGGCCTCACAGTGGCTACCGATAACAGACAGTGGCTCCGACAGTGGCTCTATAGTCCTCTGGCCGATACCGGGCTCCACGATTGTCAACCAAATGACACATGTTGGTGACACCTGTACCTAAATGGGACAAATTACTACCTAGTTCACGTGCAGGGTTTTGCTGGGCCCAGACTGGCCCAGTCTAATAAAGTCTTTCTTCTCCGCTGGTTACAACCTCTTTTATGTCGGAGCTTGTCGGAGCTTGACATTGGCCCGGGATATGCTTTATAATACACAACATCAACATAGACCGGTAAAGCCAAGGAGACCCAGCAATGAACAAGAGTCATCAGACGAGGTACTCAGAAGTAAAAGTTACCCTTTCCATGCCGGACGCGAAGGCTCTGCTCTCACTGCTCTGCACCAGCGATTCGTTCCCGGATGTAGTCGAGGAATTGAGGGAGCGTATCGCGATCATCGAACGCGATCAGAAGCGTCGGCAATGAAAACCTACATCACGGTTAATCGCGGAGTTATCGACTCTAACCGAAAACGAGGTACGAACCAACCACCTATCCGCGTGAGTCACGGCCGGTACGGCAAGGTTCGCTACGCACATAGCGCCCAGATTCGTGGGTTTGCTACGTTTCGGTATGACGCTAACAACCCGCTACCCCATGGCGCGCGATTGTGGGTTGAGACCGATGCGCCAGTGAAGACCACTATCCGTGTAATCCGCGCGGCTAGGAGTGCCAGGAGTGCCAGGAGAAAGTAGATCTGGAGGGCCTGTGCCGTGGCTACGGTGCGACCGCTACCGCTTGGGACTGACCAGCGCCGCACGCAGCACTCGGATATCCTGGGCCGTGTACAGTCTCCGGCGACGGCGAGCCTTCCCCGTGTACTGGGCCGGGCTGAGGATACCCTTGTGACGAGTCAACCAGCTGGCCAAGGTGTTGGGGTTGATAGGTACCAGCGCACAGACGGTCTCACGGGAATACAGAGGCTCCACAGGTAACGGGTAGTCGGCGCCGCACCGGGGACACTGCACCAATGGAGTCGTTATGTCGTTCCTGGTAGGAGTATACGGTAACAGTAGCAGTAGGGGAGTTACAGAAGTTGATGGGGGGAGCGCGACCAGCGCGACTCCCGTAACAGCTTCGATAACCTAGTAACTCAATAACTGTTACTGCTAGATGGCTATGTTTACCTGCTCTGCCTTACGGCAGGTAAACGAGCATTAGTTACTGTAAGTACTAGTTATCGTTACTAGTTTACCGATCATTGGCTACGTAAACTAAAAGGCTGCTCTTCGAGCAGCTTTAGTTACGAGCATCGGATACGTAACTTAAGTAACTAATAACTCAGTAATTGTTACTGCTTCTAGGCAAGTTTCATGCCAATTTATGAGTAGACAGACTAGTAGCGTGGTATCTGCGGCCTATAGACGGAGAGGTGGGAGAGCATTACCTCTCCCTATACTAGAAGTGCTCCGGCACGCGAAACTATTTTCAGTAGGTAGGGGCCCGAGGCCAGTCAACCAAATGACACATGTTGGTGACACCTGTATCCAAATGAGACAAACTACTGCCTAGCCAATTGTGGGGCCCGGTCTAATGAAGTCTTTCTTATCCGCTCGTTACAACTATTTTATATGGGGCTTGACATTGGCTTAGAATGTGCTTATGATGGGTGTATGCGAGAAGAGAGGAACAACAAAATGATCCCCAACATCAACCACAGAATGGAGGCCAAGTGATGTTCTGGATTACCTGTCCGTGCTGCAAGCGCAAAGGATCAAGCAACACATGGGCGAAGCATGACCCGGACGGCGGGAGTGAGATTTGCGTCTACTGCCGTTGGGCTGGATGCCGGGATGCTGAGTGCCGGCGGAAGAAGTAGCTCATGTCTAAACGGGGGCGCGACCACATGCAATACATTCAAGATGGGCAACGAGTAAGGTTCACGACAGAAGCGGCCGAACGCTATGGAATGGACCCGACGCAAGTGTTCACGGTCAAATCAATCTTCCCGGACCGCCACTACAAGCGCATTTGGGTTCGCCTTGCCGAACTGCCGGAACCCCTGAACGTAGTTAAGCCGAGTGATCTTCGCGTGGCCAAAGGGGAGACCATGTACCGCGCGTGTGGAGACAAGTAATGGGGACCTCGTTGACATTTCACCGGAACGTGCCGCGCGTTCGTTCGAGGGGCCTGCTGCATCAGCCTTGAGCCGGGACGCGCAAGCTTATAGTGCTCTGCGGAGGTCCAGCGGGCGCTAGTATCCCAGGCGGCATCACGTCTAAACGAGGGAGATAACACTTGAGACACCGATTTGACCTATACGGGGCCCTCTGGGCGTTTTGCAGCCACTACCACTCCGGCAAGAGTAGCCGGGGTTACCGTATCCTGTCCCGTCTGGTACTCGCGGGGTACCGGCCCGGGCTCGGCTTGCAATCGGGCAGGTTCGAGTCACCGGAGCAGCGCGTGACGTTCCACCATCTCATCCGACACTACCGGAAGAGTGTTGCAAACGGAAGGTATCAAGCAACACGTGGTTAAAGCATGACCTAGAGAACGGGAGCGAAATTTGTGTCTACTGTCGAAGATACGGATGCGCAGCCAAATGTCAGAGACCGTCAAAGAGGAGGGACGTGCGGTCAGATACCCAACACCAGGAGGCGACAAAATGAAGCACATATACCATGTCCATATTACCTCCACGTCGCACAAAGGGCTCGTGCTCGACGCGCACTACGCCATCGCTGCGACCACGCCTCATACTGCAGTCTATCGCGCCATGACCACCTTCGAGACGTCCCGGCTTAAGCCAGACGGCCACGAGGAAGGTTACCGTCCAGTGCTCGTGATGCTGACCCCCGCCGCCATTATCGCCGCCGTGGCCGACGCGGGGGCCATCTGGAACGGCATCCAGTGGTTCCCGGACGTGGTGCTGGCCCGGTTCACCGATCCGGTCACCAAGTCTACCATGAGCTTGCCGATCCACGAGGTGACCGCCGACATTGTGCGAGCCGCCCTGGAGCGTAAGCGGAAGGAGTACGGGTCATGAACGACGTACGGTGCGATCGGTGTCTTCCGAGCCGTGTTGTCCCGACGATCCCACGGACGATACCGCGCCGGAGTCGCCGCGGAAAGGTAACCACCATATAACGAAGAAAGGCTTCGAAGCGCTTGCGGCAGCATTGAGAGCCGTGCCTAGTATCAACCAATGGGAGTCGTGGTATGGCTGCGTCAACGCGGTAGCCCAAACCTGCGCAAAGGCTAACCCCCGCTTCAATTACGCCCGTTTCCTAGAGGCATGTGGCGTGGAAGGGAAGCCAGGGGAGACAAGTGATGAAGAAGCATGGCGGTAACATTAAAGTGTTGGACAAGGAATACACAAGCATTCCGCGCGACGTCCTCTGCTGGTTTTGCGCACGCGGCCAGCATACGAAGTGCAGGATTCCTCGGACGTGCGCTTGTTACGGCTGCTACCACCGCAAGCGAAACTATTATCAAGGAGGCTAAGTGATGCGTTATTACGACAACGGTCGTTATTACACGGTGTCGGTTTCAAAGCGTGAAGTGGAAGCGTTCAAGAGAAGGTGGCCATGCTCGGAACTTCCTGACAAGAGCATTGCTTTCCAGTTTGACAAGCGCAATGGTGACCTTGTGGACATAAGTCTAGACGTCGACGGTCCTGACGTATTGGCCCTTAGTGAGGATGCACAGGCCTATGGCGAGTCGGCCGTCTCGGCTTCCTCTCCCATTTCCGATGCCGTTACTGCGGTATAGGGTTCTCTCAGTCGCCGCTTAGGGAGGATGGCGTGCCTAGCATGAAGTGCTACGAGTGCAAGAAAGTTACGAAGTGCCGCGCAGTCGCGAAGCGGGGTGAGGACGACCGCATCACGCTTGCGTACTACTGCGCGCCTTGTAGGCGCGCGATTGTTCAATTGCTAGTCGACACGGAGGATAAGGGAGATGAAACGTAATTCGCGCTTAGAGTTTTGGCTTAACGTCCTAGCTCTCATCGCACTACTGGCGTTAGCCTTCTACTCGTCACCATATGAGTACTAGCGGTACGAGAGCCGCGCCATGACGAGAGCTGAATTTGACGCGTGGATCGAGGAGCACTACGAGCAGCTAATCGCCGTAGCAAGGCGCCGAGTGCGGACCGGATACGAGGATGTAGCCCATACGGCTATAGCCCGGATGCTGGCGAGTCCCGAGTTGGCCGTGCGCCCGGTCTCTATGGCGTGGCCTTGGGCGGTCGGTGCGGTACGAAGCGTAGCCGCTAACGCCCGCCGTAGCGCTGACCGGCAGAAGGAAGCCCTTCGCACCGAAAAAATAATTCGGCATGCCGGAGCACTTCATATACAGGAAGACCTCAAATGAATAAGCTGACCCCACAGCAGCGTGGCGAGCAGGCAGCAGGTGGCCACTACCTCCGCAGCTTGGGGGAAGACCATATGGTTGACAGCCAGGCACTATACCACCGCATCCCGGATATGGAGCGGCTGTTCCATGCCGCATGGTTCACGGACTTCAGAGAACGATGGCAGGATGACCTAAAGCGCGAGCATCTCAACTTTGTAGCGCGGTTGGAGGTGGTCGTATGTGGGAGCTGCTCGGCCTGATCGGCGTGGCGCTTATCAGTCTAGGACTGCTGGGCATTGTCATCACGCTTGCTGGGATGAACGGCCGATGACGACGAATTACCGACTACTCGCGCGGCTAGATAGCCGCACTACCGACAACCGTAACCCGATCGACATGGCGGGCTACGTCGCCACTGTGCGACTTCCGGAGAGGAAGGAAGCGAGAATTAGCGCTCCAGAGGAGTGCCAAGGCGACGGTACACAATGAGCCGGACCGCGGCCGCTCAGCGCGCATGCAGCTCACAACCCACAACTAAGGGGTCACACGGTGGCATTTAAAGAGTTGGTCGGCAGCGGTGGAATAGGAACGGTTCTGAAGTGGCAAACGCCCGGACAGGTGGTTCAGGGTCGCCTCGTGGCGACGAAGCGCGGGAAGGTTTTCAATGGTCGGACGACTACGCTCGCCATCATCAAGCAAGAGAACGGCGTGGACATCACCATTCCGCTGACAACCGTTCTGGAGTCGCGCTTCATCGAGAACAACCTCGCGCCCGGCAACGTGCTCCGCATTACGTTCACGGGCAAGGAGACCGGCAAGAACGGCATGGAGTACAAAGCGTTCAAGCTGGAGATCGATGATAACTCGGAGCCCGTTCCACCGGCTGCTCAACAGAACGTGACCGGCCCCACACCCGCCGAGATCGAGGCCGCGAAGGCGATGCTCGCCGGACTCGACAGGCCGACGGAGCCGGCTCCCCCCGCGTCTGAGTACGACCGGCTGCTCGCGGTGCTGCACGCCAGTAACCCTAAGGGCGCTGCTGCTATCAAGGGCGCGCTGGAGGCGATGTATCCCGAGTCTGAGCGCCTGGGCAAGCTAAAGGAGACCTTGGTGCATCAGGGTATCAAGGTAGACGGCTAAATGCCTCCCACCACGGCGCGCGAGACCCTGCTTCGCGCCCTGCGGCTCATCGAGATCGGCTGGACGCGCGGTCGCGACAAGAAGATGCGTGGTTCCCGCGCGTCTTACTGCCTCACCGGCGCGATATGGGCGGCTGGCGCGCCACCGAAGGTGCGGTGGATCTCGTTACGCGCGGTCGGCTACATCCTCTCTCCGGTCCACCCCCGTAGCGACCGTCAAATTGTTCGTTGGAATGACATGCCGAGACGCACCAAGCCGCAGGTGATCGCGGTGCTGAAGAGGGCCATCCAACTGGCGGGAGGTTACCGTGGTAATCACTCGCAACCCTGACCGTGAGCACATCATCCTCGACGCGCTACGCGCGAGCTTCGACGAGGTACGCAGGGATATCCACGGGAGCGATTTGCTCTCGGTGCGCCTCGCATACTTCAGCCGTATCATGCCGATGCCGCTGACGCACTCCGAGATCCTCTACTTCTTGGCGGGACGCGGGCATGAGGAAGTCTTCGCGCGGCTTGTGGGTGTGCAAGCGGGTGCATCCGAAGTGAAGACCGTGAAGGTGCCGGGCTTTGTCGCCGGGGAGCAGCGCTTCAAGCACGGCATCAGCTATCGGCCCGACTTCCGCTGGGACGGGCGTCCGACCGAGTTCAAGACACGGCGAAAAAACCTCGCCAAGCAGGGCGAGGAGGCGCTCGTCTACAATACCTATCTGGAGCAGTTGAACGAGTACTGTGCGCTAGACGAGCAGCCCAAGGGGGTACTCGTGGTGTTTTCGCTCCTGGAGGGGCGCAGCAACGATCCTCTGAATCCAACGCATCCGGAGCTTGCGATCTATGACGTGGTATTCTCGCCGGGCGACCTGAGCCAGATGCTCGACACTATCATAAAGCGTAAGACGGCATTTGAAGAGGCGCTCGAGGCGGGCACGGTTGAAGCGGCGCAGTCGTTGCCGCTATGCTCCGCCTGGAAGTGCGGCAAGAACCGGAAGGAGGTCGTGAAGCCCGCGTGGTGCGTCGAGTGCATGAAAGAACTGGCAGAGCCATGGGCCAGCAAGCATACGAAGACCAAGGGCGGGGCCGGGCACACGGTCACGCCCGAGCAGGTGAAGTGGAACTACGAGCCGCGCTGTAAGTGGTACGTGTTCTGCCGCCCGCAGTTGGTCGACCCGATGCGAGGATCCCGGTGAATGGGCTTTCCTTATGCGCCGGAATCGGTGGGCTCGATCTCGGGCTCCATCTCGTCGTCCCCGGATACCGGACCGTTTGCTACGTCGAAAAAGAACCGTTCTGCCAAGACGTCCTCCTCGCTCGGATGGCGGATGGAGTCCTTGACCAGGCTCCTATCTGGGGCGACATCGCAACCTTTGACGCCCGACCTTGGAGTGCGCTCGTTGACATCGTACATGGCGGGTATCCGTGCCAACCGTTCAGTGTCGCCGGCAAGCGTGCCGGAGCCGCTGACTCCCGGCACCTGTGGCCTCATGTGGCCCGCGTCATGGCCGAGTGCCGGCCGACGTACGGCTTCTTTGAGAACGTCAGCGGTCATCTCAGCCTCGGATTTCGAGAGATCGCCCGAGACCTGGAAGGTCTGGGTTACCGCGTGTCGGCAGGACTCTTTACGGCGGTTGAAGTCGGCGCGCCACACCGCAGGCAGCGGCTCTACATTCTCGCCCGACGATACGAAGAGAACGGCGTGGGTGTGGCCGACGCCGAATGTTCCAAATGGCGGCTGTCAGCCGAAGGGCGGAATGTCACCAACCGGCTTGACACCCGACGGGAAGAAACGGCAGGTGGGTCTGCACAATGCGGTAGCACGCTGGACCTTGAGCGAGAAGGCTCTGACGAATGGCCTGTTTGGCCACCGGGCCCCGAGGAGCGGAATCAGTGGACTGCCGTCCTCGCCAGATGGCCCGAGTTGGCCCCTGCGACTCAACCCCCTCTTCGTAGAATGGCTCATGGGGTTCCCCATCGGACACACCGACTTAAAGCCCTTGGCAACGCGGTCGTACCAGACGTGGCCGCGACAGCATGGACGGGGCTTCAGTGCGATTTAAACAACGCCTCGTAATCGGAATAAGTTTTCCCGTTTTAGGACCGCTGCGGGGGTCGCGCGAGTGACGAGAGACGAGATTGTACTGGCGCTATTCGGTTTGCTGGTGTTTGTCTTGGGCTTCTTCGCAGGCTGGTTCTCCAGAGCGGTATGGATCTTGTGAGAGTCGTGTCACGCGGCGTGCGGCATGAATCCTATTCTTGAAGCAGCCCTAGCCTATCGGGAGGCTGGGCTCCATGTCGTCGCGCTTCGCCCACGCAGCAAGCAGCCACTGGTTCCTTGGAAAGAGTACCAGGATCGGATGGCGAGTGAAGAGGAGATCCAAGGCTGGTTTGCCGTTTGCCCCAACGCCAACCTCGCGCTCATCATGGGGCACGGCGTGTTCGCGGTCGATGTCGACGGCCCAGAGGGCGAGCAAGCGCTCGCCGGGGCGGGGATTGATCTTTCCGCCTATCCTCGTTCGCGAACGAGCCGGGGTTTCCACGTCTTCCTGTCCGGTCAGGAGATCCCCGACCGCATCGGCATCGTGCCCAAGGTGGACGTGCGCGGCGTTGGTTACGTCGTCGCGCCACCTAGCATCCATGAGAGCGGGCACATTTACACATGGGAGAAGCCCATCGAGGGCGCTCTCCCCGCAGGACCGGAACGGCTGTATGACCTGATTCGCAGACCGCAGGCGAAGATCGCGCCGGGGCCGGGGGGCACCGACTGGTTTACGCAGGCGCTGATCGGAGTGGCGGAGGGCGGTCGAGACGCGACCTGTACAAGGCTCGCCGGATACTTGCTTGGCAAAGGCATCCCGCAGGATGCAGCCGAACTCATCCTGCAAGCCTGGGCCGAGCGTTGCTCGCCACCCTTCCCCTCCGAGCAGGTTTCCAAGTGCGTCGCTAGCATCGCGAAGCGGGAGGGCGTGCCGGATGGCCCGCCGCAGCCGCTTGCGGAAGCTCTGGCACGAGTCATGAGTCACCTCGAGAAACCGGTCAGCGGTGGCGACTTCGAGGAGACCGGCTTCGCGCGACTCGATGAGCTGATGGACGGTGGCTTCAGAAACGGGGAGTTGACCTACCTCGGTTCCCGTCCCGGCGTCGGCAAGTCCGCGTTGGCCCTTCAAGTCGGGGCGTCGGTCGGCCGTAAAGCCGGTGTGCTCTACATATCCCGCGAGATGACGGTCGATGCGCTCGTGCGCCGGCTGCTCGTACAAGAGTCGGGCGTCCCGCTCAAGGCTCTGAAGCGCGCGGCCAAGGAGCCGCTGAACGACGTCACCAAGCGGGTACTGGAGCAGGGTGCCAAGTCACTGCTCCCGGTGCAGATGTGGCTCACGACAGCCGTGAATACGCCTGGACAACTTGACGCGCTCCTGGAGACATACCAGATGAGCTCGTTGGGGTTGGTAATCGTGGACTACCTTCAGATCCTTTCCGCTGACGAGTACACGCGAGACAGCCGCGCCCGAGTCGAGCAGGTTTCCTCGGCGCTGAAGCGACTCACGCTGAAGTACAGTCTGCCGTTCCTCGTGCTGTCATCACTGTCACGCCCGCCTCGGGACAAGGATTGGGAGCCGGGCCTTGCGGATTTGCGTGAGAGCGGCGAGCTAGAGCATGACGCTGACACTGTGTGGTTTCTTCACCGGCCGGATTTGAACAAGCCCGAGACGAAATTTATCCTCGCGAAGCAGCGGGACGGCAGTGTGGGGAACTTCCACATGGCCTTCGACGGTCCTCGCGTCACCTTCAAGGAGGCTAAGTAGGTGGAGTTCTGTCTGAGGTGGTTTGCGTCCCAGTTGGTCATCTCCGCGCTCGCGTACTGCGTGATGCGTGTCTTCGGGCTGGTGAAGTGATGGGGACCAGCACTGAGAAGGTGCGCGCGTGGCGTAAAGCCAACCGCGAGCGTCAGCAGCATAACCAGCGCGTGTGGGCGAAGAAGAACGCCGCGAAGATCGCGGCTGCTGCGGCGGCCCGCTACGCCGCCGACCGTAATGTGCGGAAGGAGAAGGTCCGCGCTGCGCGCTACATGCGGCTCTACCGTATCACCGTCGCGCAGTTCGACAAGATGATGACGATGCAGAACGGCTGTTGCGCCATCTGCGGACGCGAACCCACGCCGGGGCGGCGGCTGCATGTTGACCATTGCCATAGGTCCTTGCGCGTGCGCGGGCTGCTCTGTGGATTCTGCAACCAGCACGTCCTGGGACGCGGTAAGGAGGAGGCGATCCTCCACGACGAGGCAGCGGCATACGTGCGCTCCTCCTTCGATGGACGGCAGCTATGACCCTCAAGCCCCCGGCGGGCGAGCCAAAGCGCGTCATGGACTACCCGGCAGCCTGGGCATTTACGGTCGCCTCGAATGACGTAGCCCACGATCCGTGTTGCTCGTTGGATTCGGGCGCGGATGCTTTGCGATTGCCTGGTGGTCTGGGATGAATATGAGCGACGAAAGGGGGAACGATATGTCACGGCTTATGTCACGGCTTACGTCACTCGAACGGGGCGCAGTAGCCGCGGTTATACAGGAACGGCTTGCGGGTGCAAAGGCCGATAGCACCCGGAAGTCGGTGCAGCGGGAGGAGGTTAAGTGATGATCCCACCAGAGCTCCCGCAGCTGCGGGAGGCACTAGCCGAATATGCGGCAGAAGGAGTCGCTCGATGGCTCATGACATAGAGGAAATGGCGCGTGATATCGTGGAATGGTTCTCAAGTCCTACGCACGCAGAATCTCCGAAGATGGAAGACTTGGAGAGGCGCATTGCTGACGAACTTAAGGCCACCCGGGCCGAGGTCGATCCCCTCTTGGCCCGCCTCCGGGCGGTCGAGGCCGAACGCGACATGTGGAAGGGGATAGCCGAGTCGCAGACTGAGCTGTGCGTTCGGCGCAAAGCCGAGCGCGACGCCGCCCGGGCCGAGTTCTTGGCCAGTTGGATGGCCCGCAAGAAGACGCCCTATGACTGATTGTTACACGCCGTGTCCGACTTGTGGACAGGCGCTTGAGTTATCCCCAGGGGCGAAAGACGAACTTAAGGCCGCCCGGGCTGAGGTCGCACGGCTGTGGGAGATACTTGACACTATTCTAGAGAACATCCGACGCAAAGCCGAGCGCGACGCCGCCCGGGCCGAGGCCGCGTGACTTCCCCCACCGGAGGGAGCTGTAAGACCATGGATCAGATCAATGGCGAAATGACTAGTCGCGAAGATCAGGAGATGCTGAACCGGCTGCGCGCGGTCCTGCCGCCGATCTACGAGAACGCGTGGCCTTCGGCTGGCATCATCGACGGCTCCCGCATCTGCCTTGACCTGGAGTGGGACGAGGATACGGGCGCGCTGGAGATCATCGGCTTTGGCAACGAGAAGTGGGTCTGCCAATGGGCGTGGCAGACGCTGAACGAGCAGAGCCGGGAGCGGCTCCGCAAGGCGCTGCTCTCAACGCTCGCGTCTACGGTGGTCATTATCCAGAATGCGGATGGCGACATCCGAAAGCTGAGGGCTAATGCGTTTCGGATTTCGGGTCCTGCCGATTTTTTAAAACTGGAAGATCCGATGCTGGCACATGCGGTGCTGCACTCGGAGGAAGATCACGATCTGGGTTATCTGAACGCGACGATGGGCCCGCTGCCTAACTACAAGCACCTCCGTAAGATCGCACCACGTGAGTACAATGCAGCCGATGTAGTCTCGACGTGCATGGTCTGGGACGTACTCGCGGAGGAGCTGATCGCGGACATCCAGGCGGAGCGCACGTACCGCACGCAGCGGCTGCCGTTCATCTGGCTTGCCATCGAGAGCGAGGAGGCGGGCGTGGCCGTGTGCCCGACTACGCCGGTCCCCCTCTACGAGAAGTTCGACGGCAAGCGCCGGCAGGCGCGCATGTTGCTACAGGCTTACACCGGATGGCCCGCGAACATCAACAGCCCCGACGACATGAAGCACGTTCTCTACAACTTGGAACGGCTGCCCATCCAGCGCGACAACACTGGTGCGGCATACTGGGAAGAAGAAAAGGCTACTGCCGACAAAAATGCCATTGCGACGCTGCGTCGCCACGTTGAGACTGAGTGGGACGAAAGCGAGTCGCCGACGATGGAGCAGGCGTGGGAGAACATCGAGGCGGGCGGCAACTCGGCGCTGGAGGCTCGGTACTTGTTCATGGGCGCCCAGCAGGCGGTGTCGCACTACGTGCTCCCGTGCTGCGTGACTGAAGGCGAGAAAGACAAGAAGCGCGTGGTCGGAGTCCGCACTCGGATCTACCCCGAGCTTCGGCAGCATGTGCAGGCGAGCGGGCGACACAGTTACGTCGGACCCGCGTTGCAGCAGATGAAGGGCGAGCTTCTCACCCTCATCCAGCCCGACGCGAGCACCTGCTGGGTTGGCCACGACTGGAAACAGATCGAGGTCCGCATCCTTGCGTTCGAGGCAAGGGATGAGTCGTATCTGCAAGCGTTCCGCGAGGGCAAGGACATTCACAGCATCAACACCCGGGACATTTTCGGGGCCGTGGGCAACAAAGAGCTCGAGGAACTCCGGCGGCGGTTCATCAAGGCCTTTGTCTTCCGGCTCCATTACCAGGGCAAGCCCGAGAACGCTGGCGACATTCCCGGTACCAGGGCGTTAGGACTCAACGCGGATGGGCTCGTCGACGCGAGCGAGCGATACCTAGCCAAGCATCCGGCGCTGCCGGTATACTGGGCGCGGATCGCGGCCGAGGCGGAGCGCACCGGTATGGTCCGTACGTTCATGGGTACTCCGAGGCGGCTCACGTCGCCGTGGAAGAACGCCCGAGCCCGCGAAGCGTGTAACCATCCGATGCAGGGCGGTGTGGCGGATATCTACTCTACGACTGCACTACTGGTGAAGGCGACAGCCCCATGGGCGCGGCTCGTCTTCGGGGCGCATGACGCTCAGTGGTGGCAGGTGCCGATCAGCCGTCGCTTGGAATTTTTGGCGCGGTACGCGCCTATCGTCGAGCGCGAGTTCACGATCAACGGGCAGCAGGTGAGCTTCCCTGCCGACTACAAGTTCAAGGACGTGGCGGCGTGAGCCTACTCGGCCGACTCGACGAGTACCGACGTTATAATGCATCCTAGAAGAGCAAGGCCCTAGTTCAGCGATACCGTATTACCAGATCAAGAGCGCGCCTAGCGTGATGCAGCGGGCCGACCTACGGCGCGGAGTCTCCCGGAAGAGGAAGCGATGAGCTGGCAGGCTTCTGGACAGAAATGGCTGGAACAAGCTGCCCATGCGGAATGGATTGCGCAAGGGAAACCCCGGGGAAAGAGAGGGCGGTATTTTTCTCCTCCTCAATGGATGCAGGACGCTCAAGAGGCTCTTGGTCAAAATGATGAGGAGAAATTCAAGGCGATTAAGCTCGCCTGGTTGTCTGGAGTCGCCGTAGGTCAAAGCGGTGTTATTAAAGGGAGGAAGCGATGAGAACTTGTCACGATGACCCTGCGTGTCCGGGAGATCCGAAGTGCTGGAAGGAAGGCGGCGAATACTGCCGTTGTCAGTGTCATAAACGGAGTAAGTGAGTGTGGCGCATCTTCGCCCCCAACGTGGCCGTGCGGCTGGGCCCCGGGCGTTATCTCAAGGTGCTGTATCATCGAACAGGACAACCGATCTGGGCGGCGTGAGCCTACTCGGCCGATTCGACAAGTACCGACGTTATAATGCATCCGAGAAAGGCAAGGCTCGAATTCAGCGGTACCGGACAACCATGAAGGGGATCACCACGCGCGCCAAACACGACACTAACAGCAACGCCAACAGGAGAGGCGCTAAGTGAAGAAGGGGCAGATCGAGCAGGGCTGGGCCAACCGGGTGAAGGTGCTTCGCGCCGCGATCCGTCTCAAGCATTCCATCGCCGCCGACAATGAGATCAACGAGATGATCGACGCGGAAAGGAAACGCTACTTCAAGAGTGTGCAGAACGGGAAGCAGCCCGGCCCTATCGCTATAGAGGCGAAGCATGCGTAAGCTTCGCATCCTCGATTTTGACACCGAGAACCGGCCGCTGTCGTATCTGGGCCAGGACTACACGACGGCCGAGATCACCGCCATGGCGTGGTGTTTCGTAGACGAGCCGAAGACCATGACGTGCATGCTCCTGGGCCGCGATGACCCGCGTAAGATATTGTCGTGCTTCCTTGCGGCGTATGAGTCCGCCGACATGGTGACCGGGCACTACATCCGCATGCACGATCTGCCGATCATCAATGGCTCGCTCGTGGAGCGCAGGATGCGGACGCTGGAAGACAAGCTCACCTGCGACACCAAGCTGGATCTGGTGAAGAAGGGGCCGGTCTTCTCCGCGTCGCAGGAGAACCTTTGCGCTATGCTGGGTCTAACGGCTCCGAAGGTCCACATGAATACCGTGCTATGGCGCGAGGCCAACCGCCTCACCGACGTGGGTCTAAAGCTCGCCGCGAAGCGCGTCATCGGGGACGTGATCCAGCACATGCAGCTCCGGAAAGCGCTCGTAGCTCGCAACCTACTCTCAACGCCCACGATATGGAGGGCCTAACCACATGTCACAGAGCATCCGACGTGCACTGTACCTGGCGAACGGGTTGCCCTATCCGGGTCCGACGCCCGCAGTCGACCCGATGCAGTTGACCATCCTGATCCCAAGGCAGATGAACGAGGCGATTAACAGTCTTTCGGACTTCGTCGCCAAGGAGTTCCCCTTCCATAACGACTTCCTCGTCGAGCTGCTGAGCGAAGGGCTGCGGAGCGCGGCGCAGGCGGCACTGGAAGCCCAGCAGGCGCTAGAAGCCAAGAAGACCGAGAGCAATCGCCCGGCTATTGAGATCGTGAACCCGGGGCTGGAGCCCGGCGAGGCGGCTAGGATCTCCGCCCGGCTCCAGGCGCTCCGAAGCGGCAGTCCAGGCCCGCAGTACGGGGAGCGTGGGGTATCTAATGGCTAAGGGCAAGACGAGCCAGCCGATTACCATTGCGGTGCCCGAGGGCTGGGGCAACCGCCCGGAGATTAAGGCGCTCGCGGACCAAGGGCACACCGTCGTCGAGATGCTGATCGGCCCGTACGACTTGATACTGGCCCCGCAGGCGCACTTTTTCAACGACATGATGCTAGACTACCTGCCCGCCGCCATCACGGCGGCGCGCAAGAGAAAGAAGGAAGGCACGAGGTAATGTTGCCAGACATCTACATCGCCGGGAAGTTCGACGCTAAGGACCGGCTCCGCATCGAGCGCGACCGCATCTGTGCCTTGAAGGCGGGGCACGTGATCTCGCTCTGGCTCGACGAGGAGACGGCGGCTCCCGACGAGACGCGAACGAAGGGGACCGGGCTCTCCGCCGAAGAAGGGCGCACGTACGCGAAGCGGGACCTGTATGAGATCCAGACAGCGGATCTGTTGATCCTAGACACTTTCGACGACAACTTGCGCGGGGGGCGCGAAGTGGAGTTTGGTTTTGCGCTCGCCACCGGGATTCCGGTATGGGTCGTCGGCCCTAAGCGGAACGTGTTCCATGAGCTCGCTCGACACTTCGCCTCGTGGCCCGATGTACTGGAGCAGTTGATTGTGCAGCGGAGGAACGCATGAATCAAAGGGGCGTACAGAGCCAGAAGTTCCGCATGGACGCCGCCAGGGGTCCACGCCTCGGGCTGCCGCAGGACGCGGCGGCGCGCAAGCGCACGCCTATCGCGCGTGGAGTGCTCGACTACTTTCCCGCTGCCCTGGCTGCCGTCGCGGAGATCAGCCTGCTGGGCAACAAGCAGCACAACATTGGCGAGGAGCTTCACTGGGCACGGGGCAAGTCCCAGGACCACGCCGATTGCATCGCGCGCCACCTTGTCGAGCGCGGCAGCATCGACGTGGACGGCGGCAGGCACTCGGCCAAGCTCGCGTGGCGCGCGCTCGCGCTGCTGCAAACCGAGCTTGAGGAAGAGGCTAAAGAAGAGACCCACGAAGTGCGTGAGCCGGTGCAGATGAACGGGCGGACGGCGATGCTGCCGACGCCGGAGGAAGTGCTGAGGCGCGTTCAGCGTATGGAAGGCGGGCACGACAGGCCGTGACCCGGCGGGATCAGGAAAACGGTCGGTGAGCTACGTCATAAGCGTACTCGCGATCTTAGTAGCGGTGAGCTGGGTCTGCATGGCGATGCCGACGCCGCAGGAGCGCGAGCGGTTAGCCGATTCCATCGGCAAGACCACAGGGGTGAACTGGCGATGAAGCGGAAGATTGTCTAGCCCGCCAAAGCAGACAGACGAAAGCCCCGGCTCAGGACATCGAGACACGTCGTGACCGGGGCTTTAGTGTGTCTTACGACTGAACGGCGGCGGCTCGAGGCGCGTAGCTCCAGTATCCGCCGACGCGGACACCAGCCCACATGAACCACTGTCGCGCCTTCCAGTAGCCGAGCGCCTCAATGGCTTCTGCGAACACAGCGTCAGCTTCGGCGCGGGTCACCTGCACGGCAGCGGTGCGGTAGAGCCAATCGTGGATGACTGCGGCCTTGCGCACCGTGTCGCCCGCGAACCAGTAGATGAACGGAAGTCTAGGAACCGAGGCGAAGTCGGTGACGAACCCCTCCGGCACCGTGATCTCACGGTCGAGGACCGCGCTGTAGAACCGGAGTGGCGCCAGCAGTTGCCAGTTATCCTTGGAGATCTCTTCGACCTGTAGGGGTGAGAGAAACTGGGGTTGCGCCATGGTTACAGCCCGAGGAGTGCGGCGAGCTTCGGCAAGTACACCATGACCGCGTTCGCGGCCGGAGGACCGCCGTAAACCGCCGCAGCCGATGCAGCCCCGGACAAGACCACGGTCTGTACCTTTGGGTTCTTGGCGAGGGCCCTGAGCTTGCTCATGCGCCCGACCCCTTCGGCTTGCCCTTAATCTCCACCGGCTGGCAGTCCGTGATGAGCAGGCCGCGCTCTCGGCCGTCCTCAACCGCGCTTTCGCACGCCTGCTTGGTGCTGAAGTGGGCCATGCGGGGGTAGTCCTCTCCGGGGACGAAGGCGAACGCGACCCACAGGATGAGTGCTGCGACATCAGACAAGAACATGGTTAGCCTTCCTTGGGCAATTCGAGGTGGGGATAGTCCTTCAAGGTCGTCCAGTTACCGCCCCAGACGAGGCCATGCTTCGTTGCGAGTGGACCGATGGGCAGGTACTCGCGATGGTCCCACGTGACCTTGCCGCCGATGCAGACAGCCACGTCAAGGGCGCGTGCGGGCGTCAGGTTGTGGTTGCTCTGGCTGCCTGGCTTCCCGGATAGCTGCGTGACGATGCGGCTTGCGTCCTCGATGATCCACGTGCCGTCGCGAAACGCCCGACCTTGCTTGTAGGCAGCCATCTGCTCCTCGGGGCTGCGCTTGGTGCAGGTCACCACGAGGGAGCGGCCCTCAGACGATTCTTGAAACTCCGCCCGCAGGGCGAGATACTTGTCCCGGAGATTCTTGTCAACGTCCTGGAGCGACGTGCTGGGCATGCATGCTCCTCGGGAGTCTTTAGCTCTTCCACAACCACTGAGCGATGACGGTACCAACCGCCGAGACCAAGAGGGCGAGAACCGTCACCGCCTTCCAGATCCCCTTCGAGAACGACCGAGACGCGAGCAGCGAGTCGATCTTTGCGGTGATATTGTCGACCTTCCCGTCCATCGCCACCTGCCACTGCTTGTTTTCGCGGTGACGTTCCTCGACCTTGGCGTCGAGCGCGGCAAGCTTCGCGTCGCTGCGCGGCTGTGAGCGAGCCATTACAAGAGAAGTCGTGCAGCAGTCGGCTCGATGTTCGAGGCGGCGCTGGTGTAGAGCCACACCATTGGGCCCGTCCAGCCCGGGATGCGGTGCTTGCCGTACATTCGGCCTACTCCGTTTCCGGCGACCGCGCTGTGCCATTTCGTCTGCACCGTCGTTATCGTCGCCGGGCCAAGCGGCAGCGGGTCCGCTACGGCAGTGATATTTCCGCCGTTCGTCTCACCGACTAGCTCGTACTCCTTAGCCCACGCGGCCGGGACGACCCCGGCGAGATCGTAGGCGACCCACGTCGCACCCGAGACCGCTATGTCCGTGCGGTCGAGCTTCTGCCAGTAGTCGTCTTGCTGCATGAAGCGCATGAGTAGGCTGGAGCCGTTTGTCCTATTCCAGGACACGCGGCCCGCGAAGGTATAGCCGGTGGGGAAGGTCACTGCCTCCGTCCCAACCAACGTATTGACGGTGAAAAGCGCGAAGTCGCGCGTGGCGTCCGCCGCCCACGACGTGCCGTCGAATGTCGACACGGCGCCATTGGCGTAGGCAGGCGACGAGGCATCCACGCCGACCGTGACGTAGTTCGCGCCAATCGTGAAGTCGCCCTTGAGAACGACGTGGTACTGGGTGCCCGACGTCAGCGACGGACGCTGCGGGAATACGAACCGCATCCTCAGCCGGTTGGTGGGATCGAGGTCATCCACGGGGATCGGCATGGATCGCCCGCCCGTGACCATCGTATTTGACGGGACGCCGGCGTTATTAGTCTGGATCTCCGCCCATAGGGTTCCCGTGGGCGCGCTGACTTTGATGAGACTCACCTCGACGCTGTGCAGCGTGGCCGACGCCGCGACTTGGAAGCCTTGCGCGATCCTGGTGCGCGCGGTTGCATCGCGGAGCGCCAGCGTAGCGTCCCGGTTAGAATCCGCGTAGTCCTGGTCTTTGGTCCACTGAAGTCCTTTCGACCAGACGGCGCTGATCGTGCCGTCCGACTTCCCGATCAAATAGGCGTCGTACTCGGTTGAGGCGGCGATGGAGCCGGTGTCGAGTCCACCAGCGCCGGAGTCGCCGAGATCAGCCGTGACGTCGACGGCAGTAAACCTCTTCGGATCGCCAGTCGTGGGGTCCCTGAGGACCACTTCATCAGCGACGATGCGGATGCGCTGGGCGAGATCGTCCACGTCGTTGAAGACGCGGAGGCTGCGGAACGAGGCCCGGTCGTTGGTCACCACCACCGCCGTCGTGCCAGGGAAGGTCTTGCCGAAGGAGTAGATGAGGCAGAAGCCGCCCCCAGCGGGGGCCAGCGCGACGCCGAGGGCGCCCTGCGGCGGGTCGTTCGTCGCGTTCATAGTGGTACCGGTGCCTTCAATGGCCTTGGTCGTTGCTGACTTGCGGACGTACTCGCCGCGCCCGATGGTACCGGTTGACTTCGCGGATACGACACCAGAGAGGATGTAGCGACCCGAGGACAGGTCGCTGATGACCGCGTCCGCGAAAACGAACGTCGCCTTCGAGGAGACCGTGTCGCCCAGAACCACCGAGGAGTCGTTCGCTGTCGAAAGTGTTACGACGTCACCGACCGCCGATGCGCCGCCCGTCCGGTTGGTGAGATCCTTCGGCACCTGACCGTCCAGGTTCAGCGCCGCCCGCGCCGCGACAGCCGTAATCGCGCCGGTGCCGCCATCGGCGATGGAAACCGGCAAGCCCAGCGCCCCAAGCGCGGCAATGGTGGCGTTCTCAAGTCCGGTGAGTCCGGCATTCCAGCGAAGGAAGCGCCCTGCAACCGGATCGGGTGACGTGAGGTTCTGGAACAGCGAGGTCACGGCCAGCTTCAGCGTCCGTTGATCGACCTCGTTTAACTGCTGGGCTAGCAGGGTGAGCTTGTCGAGGGCCGTCTCAACCGTGGTGCTGGGGAACGGGTCATTCGCCGGGAGCTCCGACAACTGGGTGATCGGCAGCACGCGGATGAAGATCACGGCTGCCCCGTTCGCCGGAGCCGAGGTGAACGTGACGTTTCCGCCTGTGGGACTCCCGACACCCGAGACCGTGTAGTCGGTTGTGAGCGTCTTCAGCACTCCCGCGACGAATACCTGGAGATCGGTGTTGAGGAAGATCTCGAAGGGATACGCGAATGACGTGAGGACGCCGTCAGCGGTGTAGCTGACGCGGTTGAGCGTGGACGTAACAGCCATGAGGATCTCCTAGCGCGTTTGGCTGGGTCGGGGGTACTTAGTCGGGGCGGGCTTCGGTCCGAGCGGATTGTCTTTGACAACGCCTAACGCAGCGGCTTGTTCGATCTTCTGCTGGACCACGAGCCACTTGAGGTACGGGTCTTCCTGCAAGAGCTTGGCCTGCGCGCCGACCTTGAACGCGGTGTAGAGGCCGAAGAGGTACAGTGCGCGTTTCTCATCGGTCTCCGCGCTGGCGTAACGATCGGACTTCATCTCGGCCAACATAGCGGCGTGAAGCGTGCGCCCCTTCACCTCGATCTCGGTCGCCATGATCTGGAGCAGACGGTCCTTTTCCCACGCTTCGAGACGGACGCCCTGCGTCGGCTTGTCGTCGGCCAGCCCTTCGGCGGGGGCTTCGCCCCCTATGTGGTCGGGCGGCGAGAAAATCGTGAACTGCCCGCCGACCTTGTTCCCAAGGCGGTTCAGTTCGATGGCGACGACGTCCTTGGTGACTTCCTTGTTCCACGGTGCCAGTCCGTCGCGCGGGATCGCCTCGTAGGTGAGGAAGTTCTTAAACGTAGGGAAGCCCTTCGACCATCCGGGCCAGCCGGAGGTGATCTCGTCTTTGAGCAGCTTCCACTCGCGGTCGATGAGATCGCCGCGCGGCGTCGCCAGATCCGGGCGCCCCTCGGGCGTCGTCTGCTGGTCGATGAAGGTCACCAGTGCGGGCTTCGACAACGAGATATCCGCGATTTTGCGGCGCATGTAGCGGAGCCAGTCGTTGTCCGCAAGGCCGGATTTTATCATACCGAAGACTTCGCTCCACGCATTGAGGTACCCTGCGTGCGTGATCGGCTCTCCGAGGGCTTGCAGCGCCCCTGTGACCAACTGCCTGCCGCTCTGCTCGCTCGCGTGTCGGAGCATGAAGCTTAGATCCGAGCCCATCGCGAGCCAGCCGGATATCGGTCCGAGTGACGCGTGGCTGACGAGCGGCTTGCCGGTGAAGGGGGAGTAAATCGTGTTGGGACGCCCGCCCGCCAACTCCCAGACCTTCCGCTGCGCGGGATCGCTGGGACCGTCGCCGGTCACTAGGCCCTGCATCGCAGCAGCCATCCCGACGCCGATGACGAGCGTTCCGGTCGCCGTACGACCGATGGCCTTGTCGCGCGCCCTACCGCCCTCTGCCACCGCGTCACGCCACGTCTTCGATAAGAAGTTTAGACCTGGCGTACCCTGGAGCGTCATGTCAAGGATACCGACGTCGATGCGCGGGAACGGGCTGACAAGCACCTTGACGATGTTTGACCGACCGGCATCTTGCAGCATGCCCATCGGATCGTCCGGTCCAAACCGCTTGGTGAATGCCTGCGCGTCTGCGTGCTCATCCGCAAGCTTCATCATTTCGGCGGTCGGGTTGCGCTTGTAGAACTCGACCGACTTCGCATAAGCCGCTTGGTCATTTGGGTACTCCCTCAACGCCTGAAGGTGCGCCTGGGTCACCAGTTCGACGTGGCGGTTGATGATCCTCGTCGAGGCGCGTTCCGCGCCGAGCGCATAGGCGGGCCATCCTGCGGTGGCGTTGACGACGTTTGATATGAGGTTCGTCGGGTTCGAGACGATAGGGTTCCACTCGCCCTCAGTGACCATCTGCGTCTTGATGCCGTCCCAGTCGCGTCGCGCGAATAGTGTGGCCTGTTCTGAAAACGCTTGCCACATGGCCTTTGCGCGGATCGCCGCCTCGCCCGGCAGGATATGGGCGTCACCGGGCAGCAGCTTGCCGATCTGGGCGCCTAGCGCGTGCGACGACAGGTCCATCGGCAGCATGATGAGATCGCCGATCGTGGCACGGGCCAATGTGTACGGGCCGGAGAGCTTCGCCATGACGTAGGCGGCCATGTAGCCACCCGACAGGCCCTTCACAGAGGACGCGCGGTACAGGTTCGCAAGCCATTGCTGCTGCTGGTATGGCTCCAAGGTCTGGAGCTTCGCGTACAGTTCCGGCTCCGTCATCTCGCGCTGGAGGTAGTCCGCGAAGCGGGCCAACTCTTTCTCGCGGATAGGAGCATGCCCCCCGTGCTGGCGCGAAGGGTCGGCTTCCTTGCCCCAACGGCCTTCGACGACGCGCGCCTTGTCGGCCGCAGCGCCCGCCAGGGTGGCGGAGTCGAATAAGTCGCCCGGCTCCAGCTTCGCGCCTTCCTTCACACGCCGGAGCGTGGCGTTCATCGCCGTCGTCGAAGTGTCGCGCGCCGCCGCGATGGCCACCATCTGCTCGTCAGTAGGCAGCTTCTTCGAGTCGAGACGCAGGGGCCCGCGCAGGCCGGCGGCTCTTGCTCGCTCTCCTAGCTTCACCTCCGCCGCTTTCACGTCGAAGACCGGCTGCGTCTTGTTGGCGTCCTTGCCCCAGAACAGGCCCGGGTAGAAGGCGCCCTCTTCGCCAGACAGGCCGCTCTGCTCGTAAGCGTCGAGGATGCCTTCGACGATGCCCGATGCCCGCTTCTTGCTGACCCCGACGTCGGTCAGCGCCTTGACGCCCCAGGCGGCTGGGTCCTCGCCTTTGAGTGGGTCCAGGTCCAGGAGTGCCGCAGTCACCCGGCGTGCGAGGGCTCCGGCTAGATCGGCTGACAGCGTGCCGGGCGTGTCACCAAGCTGGGCTTCGATCTCCGCCAGCCTGGCGCTGATTCTCGTGGCTTCGGCTTGGATCTCGGCCAGTTCCATATCGCCCTTCGTCGCTTCCTTCTCCAAGAACTTGATGACTTCGCTGCCTTGTGCGCGAAGCTGCTCTCGACTGAAGCCGGTGCTAGTCCGGAGTGCCTTCACGAACTCCCACGCCATGCGCGAGGACGGCTCGAACGACAGCGCGTCACTCGTAACAGACTCCGCGATGGCATGCGCCTCGGATAGGTTCTGGATCTGCGGAACCGGCTTGACTTCTGCGGCAGGCTCGACGATTGGCTCCGGCCGTACCGGTTGTAGCTCCGCCGCCGCAGGCTTGATGACGACTTCGCTGGGCGCAATGCCAAGCTCTGCGTTGATCTGCGCCTCAGCCTTGTCACCGGGCATGCCCTCAGTCTTGGCTACGACTTCGTCGGGCTTGATGGGCATTTCCAGACCCTTCTCGGGCCTGTCCGCGTAGACCTCCTTCGCGCCCTTTGCGTCGTCAGCGGACACGAGGAACTCGCGGTCGACCAACCCGCCTTGCTTCTCAATCTCCGCCTTAATGAGCGGATCGGCGTTGGGGTCTTTCAGGATGGTTGACTTGCGGTATTTCTCCGCCTGCGCGGCGGTCAGCTCCAGCGAATACAACGGCCCGGCGTCGCGGAACGGCGACACCATTCCCGCGGACTCGCCGAAATTGGAGAACTCCCCCTGCGGCTTCCCGTGGCGGTACAGCGTTGTCGGAACATCGGCAGGCATCGCCGCGTCAGGGACGACCGACGCCGTGTCAGAGACGATCTCCGTCTTAGGGGTGTTCCGGGTTGCGTCGAATACCGCTTGCTCCGCTGCCCGACGCGCCGCACGCGCCTCCGCCGCCTTCACGTCCTTGGCACCGGCCTCACTCAACGCTTTCTCGAACGCGGCCTTGCCGGCAGCGGCCTTCACCTGCTTCGCGGTCAGCGGCTTCTCGGCCGCTGCCCCGCGCTGCTTGGTCACCATCTTGCCGCCGGTGGCCGTGGCCCCGAGGAAGCTCAGGCCCTCCGCCCAAGACAGCGGGCGCTCCAGCGCCTCTTCGGTCTGCTTCTCGCGCTCCGCGCGCAGCGCGGCCTGCGCCTCTGGCGAGCCGGCTAATATCTCCTTGACGACCTGCTTAGGGAGCGAGAAGAGATGAAGCGCCGCGTTGAACACCCGCGCGACGTCCTTAGGCATCTCTGCGTCGCCGCCCTGAGCCGCGACCACGTTATGAATCAACTGCTGGATGGGGGCGAAGAGTGCACCACCGAGTTCCGCGACGCCCTCACCGGCCGCGAAGCCGCGCTCCGCCACGGTGCCGACCTCGGCCCCGGTGAACGCGCCCTTGATCTTACTCCCGGCCGCGCCGAGTGCTTCCTTGCCAGCGGTGAGCGAGCCTTTGTAGCTGGGCTCCTTCTTCTCCGGCGTCTCCGGCACCGCAGGCGCCGCCGCAGCCTTAGGCGCGGTTGCCCGCTTGACCGCGTTCAGGAGAATCCGCTCGTCTTCCGAGTCCTGCGTCTCGATGCCGAGACGGCTTGCGACGGTCATCTACTTGGCTCCTGGGGTGAAGCGCTTCGCGCGGTACTCGGCTTGATATCCAGTCCACTTCTCAAGCTCGTCTAGGGTCTTCAGTTCATTCATCAGCCCAGCGGGCAGCTTCCCGGCGCGCTTCAGGCCAAGGGCTTGCGTCGGGTCGATCTTGTGGCGCTCGAAGGCATCCGACCGAGCCTGGTCAATCGTCTCGGGAAGGATCTGGCGCGTCTTGGGATCTTTCGGCAGCGGCTTCGGTAGCCCGAAGTTTAAGACGTCCACCTGGGAGTCGACGCGGTCGGCCAAGACGCCCACGAACCGCTCCTGGTTCTTTTTCCACCACTCGAACGAGGTGCCCCAGCCGTTCTTCTGCGCGTTGTCGAGCAGCGCAGCTTGCGCATTCGCCCGGAGCGTCTGCGACTCCTGGTCGATCCTGGCGACGCCCAGGAGCGGCGATGTCGTGAGCATGGTATTCATCGCCGTCTGCGTCGCCGAGAAGATCTTGTAGTCCTCTTGTTGAGTTACGTCGTTGCGCTTCTGGATGATGGTGCGGGCGGTGGTCTTGATCTCTTCGCCGGTCTTCAGCGACAACTGCTTGTTGCGAACCAGCGCGTCCACGCGCGAAAGGAAGCTCTCCTGCACGTTGAAGTTCCCGGCTTCCAGGCGCATCGGAATCGACACCTCGGCTACGTCGTCCCAGCCGCCGATCTTCAAGTTCTGGACGACGGTCTTCCAGTGCTCGCCCTTCTCGCGGCCGATGGAGCGGTCGGTACTGACCGCCTTGACGATGTCCTCGTTGGTGAGAGGATTCGTCGCGCCCGGCTGCACACGCTCGAAGAAGCCGGCCTCGGTCTCGCGCTCGATCTCCAGGCGGCGCTGGTTCTTGCTCTCCTCGCCACGGCGGATAATGGACTCGGCCTTGGCGTCGAGCTTCTCCATCGCTTCCATCGTCAGCCGCCCGCTCCAGCCGTTTGTTCCAGCGTTCGACGACGCGATCCACTTCTCCGGATTAGCGCTCATCGTCTGGACCGCGCGCCCGTGGTCGAGCTTCGCCAGGGCGGAGATCTTGGCCTTCTCGGCTACGTTGGGCTTCATGCCGCCCACCGCGACGGCATCGTCGAAACTCCGCGCAATCCCGGCGCGGGTAATCGCGTACGAGCGATCTCCGTCAGGATCATAGACGGGCACGCCGCTGTAGTCCTCGACGGGGCTCGCGGGCTGAATCGTGCCCAACCGGCGCGCCAGGACATGATTACGTTCCAGGACTAGAGCGACATTCTCTTCCTCGTCAAGCGCAGCGGCGCGCTGCTGGACCTGAATCATGCCGCCTCTGGTCAACCGCTCGATGGCGACGTCGAGGTTCTTGGTCGCCCCACGCTTGCGAATATCTGCGACGATCGCGTCCTGCCGCTTCAGGTAGTCCGACAGCAAGGATTCCGAGCGCGGGACCATCGTAGTCGTCGCCATCTGGGTCTCACCCATGTCCGGGCCGGGAGTGACGCCCGTACGGGCCCGCTGTGGCGTCGACTCTGCCTCCTGTTTGGCCGCATCGAGGCGGATCGCGAGCTCAGACTTCAAGCTCTCGTCGGTCAGGTAGTCCTTGACTGCCTGGCGGCGGAGCGCGGCAGAGGAGATCGCCTCGCCCACCGCCCCAATCTGTCCAGCGATCCTCGCGTTGTTGTAGCCCGCGAACGACTCGATGCCCGGCACCGGCGTGTTGACGGTTGGGATGTTGCCTTGGATGCTCTCGTTACGAGGGATGATCGGCATTAGGTCCAGGTGCCTCCGCCCGTGTTGCTGGGGCCGGTGTAACCACTGCCGTACATCTTAGCCGCGCCGGTCGCGAGGGTCGAGCCCGCCGCGATGCCTATGTTCTTCGCCATCCCGCTCCGCGCCTGCTTCTCCTGGAACCCGAAGAGTTTGGACTTGTACTCATCCGAGAAGCCTGCGATCTGATACGGGTACTTGGCCAGCTGCTGGGCGTAGCTCGCCTCGGCGGCGAACTCCTCCTCGGTCTCCAGAAGCGAGCCGCTGGACGTGTCAACCCCGGCCGCAGCCGCGCGCGAGAGAAACGACCGCTGCTTCTTCTTGGCGTCGTACGCGATTTGGTTCGCCCTCGCTATACCAGCCGCCTCTTCCGCCTCCGCCGATATCTTAGCGGCGCGCTTCGCCATATCGTTCTGCTGCGCCTGGGCCTCAGAGGCGGCGTACGCTGAGTAGCCCGCCGCCGCAGCGGCAACGGCAATCGCGATTATCGCAGCGACGACATACCCGCACTCGCACCGGAAGATCCGGTCACACTGGGGGCACGCGAAGCGGGCGAGCAGCTTCTTAAACTGCATGAGGATCTCCTGCGTTGACGTAGATGATCCGGTTGTCGTGTGACCGCTGGCAGGCGTGGAAGCCGTGACTCGTCAGCAGCTTGACCATCGGATGATTGTCGGGAGCGACGGTGCCGAAGAACGTGTAGCCGAGCGACCGGCCGATCATCAGATACTCCTCGAAGATCTTCTTGCCGATGCCCTGTCCTCGCGCTGATGCGCGTAGCGCGATGTCCCACAGCACCATGACGTTATTCATGTCGATAGAAAATGACAGGAAGCCTAGGATCTCTTCTCCGTTGTCGTCGTCAACGGCGACCAGGGTCGGGTGTGCCACGTACCACATGGCCGGGTATACGGGTCGATTGGGATAGCACTCCGCGAAGATAGCCCGCACCTCGGGCTCGTCGGCCGACTCCATCGGACGAATGAGCACTACTCGCCTACGTCCAACGTGCCAAAGATGGCACAGATGGTCTGTGGGAGCGGCTGGCGTTGCTCGACGGTGATGATGCCAGATGTATCGCGGCCGGTGCCTTTGCGCCTGAAGTCGCCGCTTTGCCGTGGCACCGCCGTATCCATGTCGTGCTGCGGAGTGCGAAACGGTATCGCGTCGCCGTTAATGTGCATCCCGATGGTCTGATAGACCCGGACGATAATCTCGGCCCAGTGTTTCGTCCGACCTTGACTCGTGCCCTGCTGCGGCACCTCGACGGTCATCGTCTCCAGCTTCGAGCCGAAGCCGAGACCAATCTCCGCCAGGGTCACCGCGAGCCCCGCAATTGTCACCGTCCCAGTGCCATCTACGACCGCGTCGGGGTACACCGCACCGTTGCCGAGGATCGTCACCGTCTCACCGATCAGATGATTGAGACCGCTGATGGAATTGGTCGCCACGCCCGTATACGTGAGCGCGGAGTCCATGCCGAGCCCGCCGTAATAGCCGTTGACGTCGTCCATGTACTCGACGTACCGCTTCGTCACACCGTTGATGACTCGCTTCACGATGAAGAAAGCGACGTCGCGGTCACGCTGCCAGTGCGGGGTCACGACGACAGCCTCGAACTTCCCCTTGACCGGGGTAACCGTCTGTGCGTCGGGGCCTGTGATATGTCGGGTCCAGCCGACGACGTCGTGCTCGCGCTGATAGGTCAGGCCAAGCAGAACACCCGTTGAGAGCGCGACCCACACGACGCTATTCGGGTGTCGCTGGTAAGCTATGTCGGTAATGGTCGCCCCTGCGCCCTTGGTGAGATGCTCCGCCAGGAGCAGCAGATCGTCCGCGATGTAGCTGTCGCGCTGTAGGGAGAAGACCATCTCCCGAAGCTCGCTCTCGGTCCGCGAGACGAATAGCCCGGCGCCGCCTATCCGAAGCGGCTGGATGCGGTCGCTGGAGCCCCAGAAGGTCGACGCTTTCACGTCGACGTTGTTGGGGCTGATGGCCGCGTTGGTTGCGCCGGTGCTGCCGGTGATCGCGAACTCGGAGGACGCCGTCCCGATGAGCAGGGCGCGCGTCGGAAGCATCCAGTTGATTGTGTTGACGTCGTTTGTCGCGACGATGAAGCTGTAGGCGTCATCGTCGTCGGGACCGAGCGCGATCACCTCGTAGGCGCTGGTGTTAGAGCCCCAGAACGCCTGCGGCTTAACCAGCGTGCCCCCCAGAACGAGCCGCTGCTCCATGAACGCGATGGCGCGTGGGTAGCCGCGCGCTGCCGTCCATTCGGGGTCTTCCACGCTCCACGAGCCGCCCGGCGAGGCTGTCACGTTCGTCAGGACGGTCAGAAGCTCCGCCCGGACGACGGTGGTGGACGTAAACTCAATGATCCTGGCAACGCCCTTGTTGACCCGGACGTAGCGGCCCACGTCGGTCGAGCGCCAGCCGGCTGCGGCCAAGGTCAGCGAGACGATGGCGTGCGCGGGCTGCGAGATCGACGGCGTAAGGCTCGTGTTGGGCGAGCCCTCGATGGTCCACGCCTGCGAGGCGTGAGGGCCAGCCGAGGCGAAGGTATTGACGATGTCAACGTTGACGACGGTCGTGCTCGTGAACGTGCGGATTGAGGCGCGTCCCGTACCGACCGTAATAAGCCGGCCCACGTCGCCGGCCTCGAAGGCCGCAGCCGCAGCCGTCGCCGTGACGTTGAGGCCAGATGTCGCACCTAGGGTTAACGTCGTCGCAGGTTTGAACCCGGCCTCGTATGTCGCGGGTGGGAGCCAGTTCACCTCCGCCATCGTCCAGGAGGTGTGACTCAGGCGAACGAGCTTGTAGACCGGATACGACGGGTGCGCGAAGTAGACCGTGTCCGCGTTCTGCACGTACTTCAGCAGGGGCAGGTCGGCGGAGAGATACGGGGTCACGACTTCGACCGGCGTGCCGGGCGGGCTCTCGATGCGCCCGCCATCTCTGTAGAAGCGGAAGTAGAGGTTCCCGGCTTCGATTTGGTACGCCTGCTCCGTACTGAACTCGAACTTCAGGAGCCGCGTGAAGTTGGCGCTGTTCTTCACCTCCGCGATAAAGTGCGTGCCAGGGCGGCGGTAGACCGGCCCGTGCGGGCGGATGATGTAGTTCAGCAGCGTGCGAAGCCCAGACGAAAACTTGGCGAAGTCAACGCGCCCGTACATGAGCGGAGATAGCTCTCCGGTCGTGAACGAGGGAAAGATAGGATGGACGCGCGACATCTAGATACTGTTTTGGTTTCGGTTGAAGGCTTCGCGGAACCCGTGACGACGAACATCGACCAGCACGTTGATGTCCGCCTGCTTGGCGGAGCCTTCCTGGGAGTCAACGCTACGGGCGTGCTGAAGCGCGTTGCGAGCCTCGTCCCCGATGACCCGCGCCAATGACGCGCTCTCGGTCAGCGGGTACGCCATCTGTGCGGCAAGCGACAGGGCGACGTAGTCGGTGAAGCTTGCGTCCCAGAGCGTGCAGTCGTCAACGCGCCCGGTGTACCGGATGCTGAGGCTGGTCTCGTTGGTGACGATGACTCGGCCCTGTACCACGCCGGCCGAGTCGATGGTATTCTCGATGTCGAATTCAGCATCGTGGGGATCGGTCTCGTTGACCTTCAGACAGAGCGGCAGCGTCGGAAGCGTGTACTGGGTCGAGTAGCCGAACGCCGGAGTCGTCGTGCGAGGGGCGAGGGTTCGACGGAACTGCGCGAAGTTCCACTCGTGTTCACGCAGCGCGCGATCCACCGTCGTCTGGTACAACTGATCGCATAGCGACGCTCGGCTGCTGCCCTCGTCGAAGGCGACGATGGCATCCGCGCCCAGACGCTTCAGGGCGATATTGCAAACTTCGACGGGGCTTGTTGCCATCTAACGTCGTCTCCTGTAGGTGATGAGCCAGTCGGCTATCGCAGTCAGCGGGGGCTCGGGCGCGTCGGAATCCTGTGGGGCGAGAACGAGGTACGCGGGAACAACTTTCATGACCCCGCGAATGTTGCGCCGCACCAGGAACGGTGTGAAGATGTCGGCTTCCGGCGGAGTGACAAAACTCTCATCCTGGGCGGTATTCCAAAGGTATGGGTTGCGCCCAAACGCCTTGTAGGGAATCCGCACGAGACGGTGCGGCAGGTCCCGCGGCTCGACGAAGCTTAAGTCTTGCGCGGCATTCCAGAGATACGGGTTCCGGCCGAATCCCCGAAGTGGAAGTCGGACCGT